CAAGCGGCAGCGGCGGATGAGCGCGCTTTGGCGATTGCCCAACTCAACCCGATGCAACGCGCTGAGTTCAACATAGGTCGAGGTGCTTATCAACTTGCGGGCGCGTTGGGCGGGCAAGACCCGGAACTGGCGCGGATTAGTGCTCGCCAGGCGCTGGCGGGCCAGATTGATTTCAATGATCCCGCCTCAATCGAGCAAGCCGTCCGTTCGCTCCAGCAATCTGGTGATATCCAGGGTGCAATGATGCTGATGCAGACGGCTGATGAGGCCGCAAAACGCCAACTTGCACGGGCAGAGCAAGTTCAAAAAGCACAAACTTTGCGTGAGCAACAATTGGCGCAACGAATTGCAAGAGGCGCTTATCAGCCTGGTGGCGAAGAGATGTATGGAGAAGACATTATGGGCCAGCAAGTTGGTGTTGGTCTTACTCCATCCTCTTACGACATCAGCAGAGTCGCTCCAGAACTCATGGCCCTTGGCTCCGCTGGTATTGCTCAATTGAAAGCAATGACTGATGCTCAAGCGCTCTTGCAGCCAAAAACTGTAACGATAAAAGAAGGTGAAACGCTTTATAGCGTTCCAACTACACCTGGCGCACCTTACAAGCCTGTTGTTACTGGCGGCGAAAAGCCTACACCATTTACGGGTGAAATGGCTAATGCAGCAAACCTCATATTCAAGACTACTGATCCGCAAAAGATTTTTGCTCAATACGGTCAAGCGGGTTTGGATGCTGTTGCGAGGAAGGCCGAGCAACTTGCTGAAGGCAAGCGTCCTGTCACCAACATTACAGCGCCTGTCACGATCAGTATGCAGAAGGGCTTCGGAGATAATCTGACAGAAACTATCACTGCAAATCAGAAGGCTGGTCGATCTGCCGCGTCAACACTTAGCACCGTTGACAACATGAAGATGCTGCTTGATGAAGGCGTTAGGACTGGTTTCGGCCAAGAAACTTTGCTTAGACTTGGTCAAGCTGGTCAGTTGTTTGATCCGAACTTCAACACTAAAGGACTTGCTGGCCAGGAAGCCTTCCAAGCGTTCTCCACGCAAATTGTCCTGCCCCAGGTTAAACAACTTGGTGCGAACCCGACTGATACTGACTTGAAATTTATTGTGACTGGGTCTGCTGGTTTGGCAAAAACTGTTGAAGGCAACAAACTTTTGCTGGATACGCTGACGTTGAAGCTGCAACGTGAGCAGGATTTGGCAAGATTCTCTAACCAGTGGCTTGCCACTAACAGCAGGCTTGTTAAGACTGACCCGATTGAAGCTCAAGCAAAGTACAACACCGACTTCGAAACCTACACTCAGACCAGCCCGTTGTACGGCCCCGCAGCCAATACGTTGCGCTCACGTTACTCGGCGCTTGGTGGGAATGTGCGTGGGTCTCCTGCCGCTCGTCAAGCAACGCAGGCTGGTGGTCTTACTCGATAAGGAAAAGACATGGCATCCTTGAATGATCAAATTACTGAGTTCCGAGACGAACTAAAAATCGCCAAGGAAGAAGGCCGCATCACACCAGAAGGTCAAAAGATGCTTGATCAGCTTGATACTAAGAGCTGGTCTACTGGTGGATTTGGTCAGTTCTTACAAGGTTTGTCGCTAAACTTTAGCGACGAAGCAATTGGTGCATTCAAGTCTTTTCTTAGCCCAGCTCCCGCTCAGATTGCCACTCAAATTGGCCGCATGACTCCAGGCGAACCAGCGCCTACTCCTCGTGAAGTTGCGACTTCAATGGAGCGCATCGGTCTTCAGGAATATTCTAGAGAATCTCCTTTTAAGAGCATTGCTGCAAACATTGCTGGCGGTGCGACTCCTGCAATTGTTACAAGAGGACGCGCTGCGCCTGGCGGGTTTGCCGCACAAATGGGAATGGCCACTGCTGCCGGTGCTACTGCTGGTCTTGGTGAGTCTGAGGCAGAACTCTTTAGCCCGGAATCAATGAAGTCTGCCGCCATTGGTGGTGGCGTCGCTCTTGGTGTTTTGCCGGTTGCCAAGGTGCTCGGCATGGGCGCTGGATCAGTCTATCGTGGTGTTGTAAAGAACATCTTTGACAACCCGCAGCGCCTCGGAACGGATGAAGCGCGTTCTCTGATCAAACAAGCGCTGGTGTCTGATGTTGGTGGCGTTGATGAAGCAATCAAGTTCGTACTTGAGCGCAGGGGAAAGCCTTATGCGTTGGCTGACGTTGGCCCCAATACGCGAGCGTATCTTGATGCTGCTAACTCTATCCCTGGCCCCGGCAAAAAAGAAGCGCAGCAATTCTTGAACGAACGTGACAAGGGGATGCTTTCGCGCCTGACCTCTGATCTTCAAGTTGCTTTCGGATCAAAGGCTGCGTTTTTTGATGAATTCAATGCACTGAAAAAAGCAAGGTCTGAACTCGGCGGCGCACTGTATGACAGAGCGCTCAAGAAAGATGTGCCAGTTACTCCTGAACTGGTGACGTTGATGGAGCGCCCGAGCGTTCAAGATGCTTACAAGCGCGCCGTTACTCTTGCTCAAGAGCAAGGCGTAAAGTTGCCTGATGTTGTGATTGATAAAGGTCGACTTGTGACTGCTGACGGCAAACCTGTCACCAGCATTAACAGCACCTTTTTGCACTTTATCAAGATGGGTCTGGATGATGTTGTCTTTACTGGCAAAAGCCCAACAAGCGGCATTGGAACTACACAACTCAATGCCGTTAAAGACACTCGGACTGCGTTCTTGAATCAACTTGACGCGGCAAATCCGACTTACAAAAACGCTCGTCGAGTCTGGTCTTCTGACACTGCTGTCATGGACGCAATGGAAGAAGGCAGGACTGTCTTTAACAAAGGCCCGAAAGATGTCGATATTCTTTTGAATGACATCAAGACAATGTCGCGGTCAGAGGTGGAGGCGCTTCGGCTTGGCGTCATGCAGAACTTGCTTGATCGTCTCGGAGGCGCTCAAACCGCCGCCACGGTTGTCGGGCCATCTGGCAATCCAGCGCTAAAAATCATCAATGACCCGAAGAATATGCGAATTCTTCGTGCAACATTCCCAAGGGATGAGGCTGGAGATGAGGCATTCTCTAAGTTCATCAACAACTTGAAATCTGAAGTTGAGATGAAGAGCACCTCTAAACAGGTGCTCCAAGGTTCGCAGACCGCCGAGCGCACGCAAGCAATTCAAGATGTGCGTGCTGGTGGCCAGGCGATGCGAGAAATGCCAGCAATGAGTGTGCAAGGAATTTTGATGCGGGCGCTTCAGCGTGACTATGCACAACTTGGCGATGCACAAACGCGGGCCGTTGCAGACGAAATGACGCGAATTCTCACCACAACTGATCCAAAAAAACTGCAAAAGATTGGCAAAGAGTTGGCTGGTCGCAGTGTTTATGACGTTGTCAGCAAAGATGCTCCAGAATTGCTGGCGGCGCTTGGAAGAACTTTGATCGGACCGTACTCCATTGGCTCCATGTCTGGAAACGTGGCTCCTAACGTGGGTGGCGCTGCTTCTGGGTTACTTGGGCCTATTAGGTAAAATTTTTCCCCATGTCTGATGAGCGAATCACTGTCCTAGATCGGGTTCTCGGATATGTGGATTCGCCGTTCAAGCTGTTCGCCATTTTGCTCATGGCGGTCTTCACGTTCGTTGGGTACTTCGTCTGGCAGAACCAAGCGTTCCTAATCGGCGCGTACAACGAGCAAAAGAAGCTGCCCACTATCGCCGAGGACCGGGTGGAGGACGTTGCGGCGCACCTGTTCAAGAACACGGATGCCACGGTTGTCGCCATCTTCAAAGTGAATCCGATGTTCGGCACCCGCGTCCTGTATCGGGCGTACACCAAGCAGGGGCGGGATAAATCGCTAGAGGGGCTGGATGTGGGCCTGTTCACCGCCAACATAGCCAATAACCGGGATGTGGTGGCGCTTATGGCGGGGGAGATTCCGTGCAGCCATTACAAGACGGCCCAGTCAGAGATCGGGCTGTGGTACATCGAAAAGGGCATGACCTACGGGTGCCGGGTGGGTGTGCCGCCAGAGCCGGGGAAATTGGTGGGGCAGATCACAGTGGGCTGGAGGGAAGAGCCGCCAGACCCCGACGCCTACCGGGTTCTTTTGCAGATCGCGTCAACCATGCTTTCAAGGAGTAAACAGTAATGGAGTGGCTTAAACAGATTGCGCCGACTGTTGCGTCGGCACTGGGCGGCCCGCTTGCGGGCATGGCGGTTTCGGCCATCTCCAAGGCCATCGGGGTGGACGAGAAGGAGGTTGGTGATCTGATCTCCAACAACAAGCTCACCGCAGATCAGGTGGCCCAGATCAAGATCGCCGAGATTGAACTGCAAAAGCAGGCTCAGGAGTTGGGCCTGAACTTCGAGAAACTGGCGGTGGATGACAGGAAAAGCGCCCGCGAGATGCAGGCCACGACCCGCTCCATCGTGCCCCCGGCGCTGGCCGCAATCATCACTGTCGGCTTTTTCGGCATTCTGATGATGATGATGTTCGGCAAGGTGGACGGTAACAACCCGACAATCCTGATGATGCTGGGTTCGCTGTCAACCGCCTGGACGGGCATCATTGCCTACTACTTCGGTTCTTCCGCTGGCTCCCAAGCTAAAACTGACCTTATGGCGAAAGCAAAATGAAAGACAATTTTGATGCCGCACTCAAGGCTGTCCTTCACCATGAGGGCGGCTACGTTAACCATCCCAAAGACCCCGGCGGCATGACTAACTTGGGCGTCACTAAGCGCGTTTGGGAGGAATGGGTTGGCCACGAGGTGGACGAGAAGACCATGCGCGCGCTCACGCCGGAGATCGTCGGCCCCATGTATAAGGCCAAGTATTGGGACAAGATCAAGGGCGACGACCTGCCCGCTGGCGTGGATTACGTAGTCTTCGATGCCGCCATCAACAGCGGCCCAGGCCGCGCCGCCAAGTGGCTGCAAACGGCTGTGGGCGCAGTGCCAGATGGCGCTATCGGCGCAGGAACGCTGTCCAAGGTGGCCGCGATGGAGCCAGCCGCCATCATCGACAAGTATCAGGAGGCGCGTCTGGCGTTCCTGAAGTCACTGCCGACCTGGGACACCTTCGGCAAGGGCTGGGGACGCCGCGTTGCGGAGGTTGGCGAGGCTGCCAGCCATATGGCCTAGCGCCTGATAGGTCAGTCTGGCCTGCGTTATAGCCTCTAGGGCGTGCTCCTTGGCGTCGTCTAGCCGCCCTTCAATGGCCGCGTTGTGCAGGTCTTTGAGGGCGCGCTCGGCCATCATGCAAGGGTATGAGTAGTCGATCATGCTTTTGAAAAGATGTGAAAGACGCGCACCTTGGTGGTGACGCCTGGGATGTGGCC